GGCGGATATGCGGCAACGATATAAGTCTAATAACAAAGATTTATATTGCTGGGCATTAGGTTTACCAATTGCTAAAGAACCGAATGATTTAGAACGATTATTAAGTCCAGAAATAAGAAATGAAGAAGTGGAGAAAAATTATCAAAAACTTAAAAAATGGGATATTAAATATAGTATTGAGGAATTAAAGGGAGTACTAATAGATGTCCAAAAAGCTCGGAAAACCAGAAAGTGATAGCGATGTAGTCAACGAAGAACCGAAAGTAGTTTTAATTGGTACGGGGTGGGTTGGTCAGTTTTGTCATGCTTATTTCAAAAATGCTGATTTAGTCAATAGCAAGGGTTTTGTAAAACAAAAATACAAACATTATGACCTAGCTATTATTGGGGTGCCAACACCAATGAACAAGAAGACGGGACAATGCGACATTTCGATTGTGGAAGAATCTGTAAATAAGTATAAAGATATTGTAGATAACTTTTTAATTAAATCGACTGTAGAAATTGGGACAACTAACTATTTGGCTAAAAAATACAATGTAAACATTGCCATGAGCCCCGAGTATGTCGGTGAAACATTAGGACACAAGCTTACCGAACCCAAGAGAGATACCTTTTTAATTCTTGGGGGAACCAAACGAGTCATTAATAAAATTGCTGAGTTTTGGCGATTAGTTTTACATTCCGATAGTAGAATATTTTTATGTAGTTCTATTGAAGCAGAGATTATTAAATATTGTGAGAATTATTGGATTATGAGGCGAGTGGATTACTGGAATGAGGTCTATGATTTCTGTGAATTATTTGGAGTTAGTTTCGATATGGTGCGAGAGGGATTAGTACTTGACTCCAGACTTGGTAGAACACATAGTTTTGTTTATCCAAATAATAGGGGCTGGAGTGGGAAATGTTTACCAAAAGATATGAACGCTTTGTATTTTAAATTAAAACAAATAGGCTACGACAACTTAACGCTCAAGCATTTAATAGATAAAAATTGCACAATATGGAGGGCTGGTTACAAAGATAAAAACCAGTTAAAACCAGATGAAGATTACTGAAACCGTATCATCTCAAGAGACTAACAAATCGGACATTATAAAAAGAGATTTTCCTGAAATCCTCTATAATTCGGCAGGATTTAGGAAGGCGGCCTGTAAAAAGGCTGGAATATCAAGAGATACTTTTTATCGTTGGTATAAAGACCCGGAATTTAAGAAAGTTATTGATCAGGTAGACGAGGAATTAATAGATAAGGCTGAAAGTCAGCTCTTGATTAATATCGAAAAAGGCAAAGAAACGAGTTTAATTTTCTTTCTAAAGAATAAAGCCCCCAAGAAATGGCGTGACGTACACGAATTAGAGATAATACCTCCACAAGAAAAGATTAAACAAGTATTAGAGGCGATTAAAAATGAATCTATATCAAAAGATGGTGCTGGCGTTCTTCAAGAACAGTCAGGGACAGCCTTACCTTCTAACACAGGGACAAAGTGATATTTTCCGTCTAGTCTATGAACCTTCCATTAAGAGAGGGGCGGTTAAGGCGGTTACTCAATATGGTAAAAGTGATGTTACCTCTATTGCTATACTCTTAACGGCTATTGAAAGACGGGAGAAGATTTTAATTGTTTCCCCTTCTGAAAAGCAATCCCGGATTATTATGTCATATGTTATCGGACATATCTTTGACGATGATTATTTAGAAGCCATGTTGGAATATGAAGGTAGTAAGGAAAGATTAAAAGAAGAACGAAGCAAGCAACGGATAACTTTCAATAACGGATCAGAAATATATATACTAACCGCAGAAGCCGGTATTGTCTCAAGAGAAGCAAAGGGACTGATGGGATTTGGAGCTTCTATTGTGATTGTAGATGAAAGTGCTTTGATTCCAGACAATATGTACTCGAAGATATTGCGAATGATTGGGGGAGTTGAAAATGGAAAGATAGTACAGTTGGGTAATCCGTTTCAGTCAGGACATTTTCAAAGAGCTTTTACTTCACCTCGTTATCAGTCTTTAACTATAGATTATCATCAGGCTATTAAGGAGGGTCGAATATCGGCTGATTTTGTGCAAGAAGCTAGGGAAGAAATGTCTTCGATGGACTTTACCATATTTTATGATTGTCAATTTCCAAGTGGAGGGGCAGAAGATTCATTAATTCCTTATGAATGGATTAAAAAAGCAATAAATAGAAATGTAATCGGTGACGAGTCACAAGTGGGGGTTGATGTAGCAAGGTTTGGAAGGGATAGAAGTGTCTATATTTATCGAAGGGGCTACGAAGTGACTAGAATCGCTGAAAATACAAAAGTTGATACTATGTCCCTTGTAGGTTGGCTCAGAAATCTACTTGATGAAGATGATCCTGATAATATCGCTGTCGATGTAATCGGTATTGGTGCCGGAGTTTGTGATAGACTAGATGAATTAGGTTATAAGGTAACTGAAGTTAATGTTGGTGAGTCACCGGATGACAAAGACAAGTATTTCAATTTAAGGGCTGAAGTTTTTTGGAGTTTAAGGGAATTATTCAAGAAGGATTTAATCGGAATACCAAATGACAGTTCGTTAGTTCAGGAGTTAACCGATTTGAGGTATAAGTATTCAAGTGAGAAGAAGATCAGAATTGAAGCTAAAGAAGATATGAAGAAGCGGATAGGTAGATCACCGGATAAGGCTGATGCTTTAGCTTTGGCTTTTTTTGATTTGACAAATCTAGGAACAGAACTTATAATTATGGAGAACTAAAAAGAACGCATAAATAGTGGCGTTCTTTTTTTAATATGGTTGACGAATTAATACTAGGATCATCCCTAGAATTACCCGAAGCACCCACGCGTAAGTCTACAGAATATATTAAAACCTATCAGGGATTAATATATTCTTGTGTTTCTCGCATTGCTCAAGAAGTTTCTACTATTCAACTCAAACTCTTAAAGAAGAAAATAATTAAAGGTAAAATTGAATTAGAAGAAGTAGAAGAACATGAGGTATTATCATTATTGTATTATGCTAATGAGTTCTATACTTTTTCGCAATTAATCTTTATTACTGAAGTCTATTGGCAATTGACCGGTGAGGCTTTTTGGGTAATTTTCGATACTAATGATCGGAAAAATCCTAAGCAAGTATGGCCACTTCGACCGGATTGGGTCGATATTATTCCATCTAAAACCGAATTTATAGATCATTATGAATATCATCCTGAGGGTTGGGCTAAAGGGGTAAGATTAGAAAAAGAACAGATTATTTTCTTTAAAAATCATAATCCTTTGAATCCTTATCGGGGTAAGGGTGCAGTTCAAGCTTCAAGTATGGCAATTGATACTTTAGATTTCTTAAATAACTGGAATCGTAATTTCTTTTTTAATTCTGCAATCCCTTCTATTGTTTTTACGACTGATAAAAAATTAAAGAGTGAAGAAATTAAACGATTTATGAGTGATTGGCAGAATAAATATGGAGGGGTGAGTAATGCAAATAAGGTAGCTTTTTTAGGGGGAGGATTAAAACCGGAGATTATCTCACAATCTTTCAAGGATATGGATTTTGCAGTTCTAAAACAAAGTGTTAAAGATGACATTTTAGCGAGTTTTGGTATTCCAAAAACTATTCTAGGATTAACTGAAGATGTTAATCGGGCAACTTCTTCAACGGCGAAACAGATTTTTGCAGAAAATACTATTAAACCATTAATGACAAGTTTTGTTTCTTATTTAAATGAATATTATTTACCTTTATTTGAAGATAAAAGCGATCTCTTTTTTGATTATGAAGATCCAACCCCTGAGGATGTTGAATTACAATTAAAAATTTATGAGAATGGACTAAAAAATGGTTGGCTAACTATTAACGAAGTTAGAGATGAGGAGAACAGAGAACCGATAGAAGGTGGAGATATTATTTATTTGCCTTTTAGCTTACAACCAATGGGATCACCACCTCCAAGTTTTGGAAATAATATTGGAGAAAAAATTAAAGGTTTTTTTGGTAAAACTGACGAAAAACAGGAAGGATATATTACTCTTAAGGCAAAACGAAAAAAGAAACGGATTAAAGATATACTTACACTACCGATTCCCCCTAAACGATTATCAGAAATTCGTAAAGAACAGATAATGAATAATATTAAACCGGATTTGATTAAGATGATTTCGGTTTTAATGAAATATAAAGAACCAGAAAAGTCTAAGGAAGAACAAGAGAAAATTGGAAAACAACGTGAAGCTCATTGGAAGCAGTTGGTAGCAAAGACTGATGTTTGGGAAGCAAAGTATCGGCAGATATTATGGGATTATTTTCAACGTCAGGAAAAAGAAGTTTTGCAAAACATTGAGAGTTTAAAATCTTTTCCGATGATGGAGCGTAAAAATAAAATAGATACTGCCTATTTTGATTTGAAAGAATGGGATAAAGTATTAGAAGTTCAATTAAGACCATATATTAAAGAAATTGTTAATCAACAAGGCGGTTTTACTTTTCATTCTTTAGGATTGCCACAAAATTTGAATCTTTCTACCGAAAGAGCGGTTAGATATTTAGAAAATGTTTCTCTGCGATTTTCAGAAGAAGTAAATCAAACTACTTTAGTTAAATTGAGAGAGAGTTTAGCAGAGGGAGTTAAATTAGAAGAATCGATCAATGAATTACGTAAAAGAGTGAATGAAATTTATGGTAATGCAAGTACAGCTAGGGCAGAGATGATAGCTCGATCAGAGGTATTGCGAGCTTCCAATTTTGCCACAAATGAAGCATATATCCAGAGTGGTATAGTTACGGGTAAGGAATGGTTAACGGCTGAGGATGAAAGAACATGTCCATGGTGTAGTTCAATGAACGGAAAGATTGTTGATGTTAAAAGTGATTTTTTAAAGGAGGGTGATGACTTAACGGTAAATGATAAAAAGTTAGATTTAGATTATTCTGATATAACCACACCTCCCTTGCATCCACAATGTCGATGTACTATTTTGCCTTGGTTAGAAGAAATTGAAACTAGTCAACCTCTATTACCAGATGTTAAAGAAACAATTGAGGGTAACTTTTATATTCCACAAACTAATCAAACTGAATGGTTAAAAACATTTTATAAAAAAGACAATCAACCAGAATTAGCAGAATATGCGGAAGAGTTCGATTTTAAAATTGAAGAGATCGATATTGACTGGATGAAGCGTAATGTACATTTTTATACTACTTTTGACGCTAAAACTGAAAAATATTTTGAGAATATGAAAGATGGAGATAAATTCCCGCCGCTTATAGTTATTCCAGATATTCAAAAAGGAGTAGAAGACAGTTTTGGGCTATTGTTATGGGATGGTAATCGTAGATTTAATGCTTTAATGAAGCTAAAAAATATTAATAAATTTAAGATATTAATAGGGAGTTGGAAATGAAGTTTCCAAAAGAATTAGAAGAACTCATCAGACAATTAGAAGAAGCCGGCGAAAAAAATGCGGTAGCACTAGCAATAATTCAGTGGCAGAAAGAACGTAAAGAAGGTAAAAAGTCTTTTAATTATATGGTGAAAAAGAATATTGAAGAATCTCTAAATGAATTAGAAAAAGTAAAGTTAGATAAAATAAAGGTTGAAAAAGAAATCAGAGATGCAGAAAAAGAAAGAGAAAAGATAATTAAGAGGGCTAAAGAGCAAGCCAAAAAAGAAGCGGAAGAAGAAAAAAAGAGTTTAATACAACATATAATTGATTTGAAAAATAAACTACAAGAGAAATTATTATCATGAGTGAAAGTGAACTACAACAACTCAAAAAAGAAACCGATGAAATTTTAGGCTCTGATAAAGAGTTTGATTTTTTATTGTCCTTAAAAAAAATATTGCAAGAGAATATTCCTGATAGTTCTGGATTATCAATAAGTAAAAAAAAAGAATTTGAACAATTAATTAAACAATTAGAGAAAGTAGAAAAAACAATTGGAGAGAAGAATGAAAATATTCAATATGCTCTAATTGATATTTTAAAACAATTCAAACAATTTAAAGTTAATATTCCCAAACGATTTGATGTTAATGTTTTAAATCAAACAACATATCCTCAATTTCCTTCTTCATTAAAAGTTAATAATTTCCCTAAAGATATTAAAATTAATAATTTACGCGATTATACACCTGATATTTATAAATTTGAAAGTTTGCTTTTAGCATTATTAAAACAAGGAAATAAAAAAGAGATAAAAGTGAATCTGGATGAATATTTAGATTCAAAAAGACCATTAGCTGTACGATTGTCAGACGGGAAGAAATTTTATAAAGCATTATTGCAAGCTTTTACTTCGGGGGGTGGCGGAGTTTCTTTTGCCAAAAGTAATGGAGACGTACAAGAAGGATTAATTGATTCTGATCGGCATGTACAGGTAGATGTATTATCTACACCAGAATCGGCGGTTTCTGCTACGCCAACTGTTTATAATATTGATTTGACTTTAGCGGATACCGAATATTCTCAAGCATTACCAGTAAATACAGAAAAGTTTGAGTTTTGGTGTCGTGGAGCTTATGATATTCGTTTTGCTTTTATTACTGGAAAAGTGGCTACACCTACTGCTTCTTATCTAACTTTGAAAGCGGGAACTTATGCAGAGGAAGATAACTTAAATTTAGCCGCTACCACTTTGTATTTAGCGTGCGGAACGGCGGCACAAGTTGTTGAACTTCTAGTTTGGACATAATATGAAGATATCTGGAATCCCAATACAATTATTAGACAATCGATATTTGAAGCTTGATGCTTCAAATGATCCCGTGACTGGCAACCTTTTAGTTAGACCTACAGTTGATTCTCTCTCTAACTTCGAAGTACAAGATAAAGACACAAATGTAATTCTGTCAGTAGATAGTGTGAACAATAGAGTCGGCATTGGGACGGCGAGTCCTCTGGGCAAAACTCATATCAAAAATAGCCAAAATACTGCAACTCTAGGAAGTGAAATGATAACGGTAGCTAATAATAGGACTTTTGCCGGCGCGGGTAACTGGACGGGGACCAATTGGACAGTAGGAAGTGGCGTATACACACACACCGCAGGAGCTAATGCTGCATCTCTGGCGAATACTTATTTAAGTGAAGCTCCTGTCGGCGGTAATTATTACAAGGTAGTTATTAAAATTACTACCACTGTGGCGGGAGTACTAACCATTGCTCTTGGCGGAAGAAGTTATTTTAATCTAGCTGGGAGCCAGCCTAGTCAAGATGTCACATCAAATACTTATACATTTATGATGAAGGCTGTTGGTAATGGTCCTATCACACTTACACCAGACGCTGTTTGGACAGGCAGTGTGGACAATGTAAGCATTAAAAAAATAACTCCTATTTCAGAACCGCTTATAACTTTTGAAACGAACGCAGAATCTATACCATCAAGCGAGATAAGAATTACTGATAGTACTACACAAAATATGTACTTCGGGAAAGAAAACGGGGTTACGTGTGTTACATCCATATCAACGGCGAACGTGGGAATTGGGTTTAATTCGCTGTATTCTGTTATAACAGGATCGAGTAATGTAGGTATTGGAACTGACGCTTTGTATCAATTGACAACGGGCGACCTTAATATTGCCATCGGGAATGGGGCATTTTCAGGGCTAACTATTGGTAGTGGTAATATTGCTCTTGGCGGAAACTCTTTTTGGGGGAATATATCTGGATCATATAATATTGGTATTGGGACAGATTCGGGCTCTAAAAATATTTCGGGTTCAAATAATACTTTTATTGGATATTCCGCTGGTTTCTGGCAAACGGGAAGTGATAAGTTAATTATTGACAATATCCTGCGAGCAAATGCGGCCACTGAACTAACTAACGCTATCATTTATGGTGTGTCAGCGGCGCTTCCGATAAACCAGACTTTAGCATTAAATGCAGTTGTTTCAATTAGTGATGGCCTGATAGTCAATGAGGGCGGATTATCAACTTGTGATACTCGAATAGAGGGTGATACTGATGCTAATTTATTATTTGTTGATGCTAGTGCCGATAAAGTGGGCATCGGGACGACGGGGCCGGGAGCAAGATTAGAAATTATTGGCGGCAGTGCCGGTTCTAAGTCGCTGATAGTTAGAGGAAATTCAAGTAATGACGCCAACATTCAGGAATGGCAATATAATAGCGGAACTGTTAGGGCAAGTATAGCAAATACAGGAGCATTTTATACCCTTGGAGATGTAGGAATTGGGGTCGCTGTTGATACAAAATATGGTCTTAATTTAGCAAAATCTGTTGATGGAGCAGATACGCTGACATATAGGGGATTAAATTTTACCCTTACCGATGCTCCAAGCACAAGCAATACGCACTATGTCCAAGGTTTAGCTGGTTATACTTATGCTAATCCTGAGGCCGGTGTTACAAACTCGGGAAATATAAGAGGAGGTATTTTCGGCGCATACTTAACGTCTGACGCAACCCAAGGAACGGTAACTACTGTCTATGGATTATCGGTTGGAGCGGGGACGCTTACTGGCGCTACAGGAACAATAACCAATCTTTATGGTTTTGATCTAAGCCTTGCAAAAGCATCGGGTTCAACAATAACCAATGCCTATGGTTTGTATTTGGCAGATGTAAACCAAGGAGATACTCTTAACTATGCCATTGTCACCAATGCAGGAAATATCGTCTTTAACGAAGGCGGCGACGCTTCGACTGACTTTAGAGTAGAGGGAGATACTGCTACTAATCTTTTATTTACCGACGCTTCTGCGGATGCGGTGGGAATAAATTATACCGATCTTACTGGAACTACGGGGAAGTTCCTAGTAAACGGCAATGTTGGCATAGGCACGACAGCACCCGCTACACACTTAGAACTTAGGGCAACAAAAGACGATAATATCAGAATTACTTCAACGAAAGATGCTAGTGATTGGACAACTAGCGATACTATTGGTGGTTTTGAATTTTATGGTTCTGACCTTTCGGGGCTTGGTGCTGGCGTAAAAGCCTCCATGAGGGCTATTCAGGAAAATGGAATATATGGAAATCTTTTTGGTCTTATGTTTTCTACAGCTGGTACTAATGGAAATGATACAGAACGTATGAGGATTACCAACACCGGCAACGTCGGAATTGGGACAATAGCTTTCGGTACATCTGCCACGAAAGTCCTGGGTATTGGCAGTGGTACAGCACCAACCACTGCTCCGGCGGATATGGCCCAGATGTGGGTGAAAGACATCAATGCCGCTGCCGGATACGCTGGATGGCACAAACGCACGGAGACCACAAATGTTGTAGAGATTGTTCCGGGCGTCGTCATCAAAGCCACAACTGGGCGGACAGCAAACCCCTACGAGGGATTTATAGAAATCAACACCTTTGATAATCTCGTGGCAATCTACGCTGACGCTGACTGGCGCACGCTCGCCAGCGGATGGTAAAGACACTAAATAATGATATTATAATAGAAAATTAAAAAGGAGGTTTATGAACATTAAAGTAACTGAACCAGTTTTAGATTATGAGGGGAAAGTAATCAAAAGCGGAAAGGATAAAAGTCTTATATGGCGGGATATTATCTTTCAGGCTTTAAACAGTGTTACCCAAAATGAGGTTTTAACTGGCGAACAAAAAGCCAAATGTTATCGAATTAGCCAAAAGGTATATGATAGCAATGCTCCTGATTTGACCTTAGATGAGAGACATTTTGTTTTGGAGCGGATTGATAAAATTATTTTATCGCCTTTAATTTGTGGGCGGGCAGAAGAATTTTTTGAGGAGAAAAAAGGTGAAGGAAAATAAAAACGATACAATCTCGTGGTTACAATACAATAACATTGCTGGTATTGTGGCTTCGGCTTTAATGTTATCAACCACCTTCTTTGCTTTATATACTAAGGTAGAAGTTTTGATTACTCGGGTCGATAATTTACGTGCTATTGTCGAGAAACAGAATGATCTTGTGGCTCAATTTCGGGAGAAACAGATAGAGATAGACAAAAGACTAACTTTAGTCGAAGCTGAAAAATGACATATCCTTTTACTAAACACTGGGAGTTTTCTAATACTTTTGGAACGGCACAGCACTATGACTTTAAATGTCCAGTATGGACGCCGTTTGTAGCGATAGAGGCTTTTATGCCTGATTTTATCGGTATTGATAAAGGACGAGGTATCGCTGGTACTGGCGAACATGGTCGGTGGCGGTACTGGCATGTGGAATCGTTTGATATTCAGATTCAAGAAAATAAATTAGTTAAGGAAGGTCAGATGATAGGCTATACCGGCGGCTGGCCGCCATTAGCAAATGAAGCTACTACAGGTGCTCATTTACATGTAGATTGCCAAAAAGACGGTAAGTATATAGATTTTATGAAGTTAATTAAAGAGGAGGAAGATATGTCTGATCCACAGTGGATAATAGACGTAACCGAAAAGGGTAAAAAAGCCCTCAAAAATTTAGGACTTACTGAATGGCTGAATAAGCCACCATCAGAACAGCTTAAATTTTTAATTGATTTAGCAGTTCAAGGACAAGAGATTGGTCTTAAAGAGGCTTGGAAAAAAATCGGCAAGATGATTGGAATCAAGTGAGATAGGTTTCATCATTTTTAGGTGGCTTGTAGAGTCTTAAAAATGAAAGGAGAACTATTCCTACGAATAAATACTGGCAGAATGAAGCGGCTAAATTATGGGATGAAATACGGCGATTGGAGAACAAAATTGATAAAAACAAGAAAGGTGTTACTTGGGAATTTCGTTTACTTCTGGATGAAGTAAGGGGCATCAACGATTTCATGCAACAAACCTCTAAAAAAAGAGGATAAAAATATATTTTAGGAAGAAGGTGACTAAAATGTCAGAACCATTCAAAGAAGCGTTAAAAGAATTATTAAGAGTGATTGCTTTGGCTGTAGTTCCCGTAGTTATCTCTTTTGCCGAGGCAGGTACTTTTTCGTGGCGGGAAGTGGCGCTTGTGGGAGTGATCGCTGGACTTAGGTTTGTTGATAAACTTTTGTATTTAGAGGGTAAGGAAAAAGAGAATAAGATACTTGAAGGCGGTTTAACGAGATTTTAGTATAAATTTCAGAGTATTTTTTTTCTTAGATAAGCGTTACAGGAATTTCTAAAAAAATAGGCAGATTTCATAAATTTAAAGAGGTAAATATGATAGATGAACTTCGTTGCGAAAATTGTGGCAGATTTTTAGGAAGTAATTTTGAGGGTCGTTTTGTCAATCTTAAATGTGGTAAATGTGGTTGGGTAACTAAAATAAACATTAATCCAAAACCATTAGGGAAATGGGAATTGACAAAAGAGAAAAAAATGGTATTATTTAATTGAATTAAATAAATATAGGCAGTCAAAGCCTCTAACCTCATTAAATGACTAAAAGTCACCGTATGAGGTTAGAGGCTTTTTTTATTGCTTAAAGGCGGGGAATATTAGTTTAATACTATTTATGCGTTCTTTTTTCCCCGTCTTTATGAAGTAAAAAATCATGCCTGAAACTACCGAAAATTATCATCGAGTGCCTAATCCAAAACATACTGAAAGTGAGTGCGAGAATATTCGTACTATGACTGTTTCCGGAGAAAAAGGGATTAAAGCACTTTATTGTATTGATCATAAAAAAATTAAAACCTATCTTTTTGATGTAGAAAAGTGGTCGATGGATGAAGCTAAAAGATGGGTTGTCAATCACTCTAAGGAGGTGCATCTTATGGATCATTTTATTGCAAAAGCGTACGTAGAAAAAAGAGATAATGATGAAGAAGGAATACTAGAAGCGGCAGTAGCTTCAACGGGTAATGAAGACAGACATGGAGAAGAATTAAATCAAGAAGGATGGGAATTAAAAAATTTCAAGAAAAATCCAGCATTCCTTTGGGGACATAATTTTAGGGAAGAAAGACCCCCAATCGGCAAAGTATTAAAAGTATGGTTGGATGGTGAAGGAAAAAAGACAAGATTAATGTTTAAACCTAAATTTGATTTAGAAGATCCTTTTGCGGCAGAGATTTATAGAAAATACAAAGATGGTTTTCTAAATTCTTTTTCGGTTGGTTATATTCCTCTTGAAATTGATGGCAATCAACATTTAAAAATGGAATTGCTTGAAATTTCTGCCGTAGCGGTTCCGGCAAATGCTGATGCTAATGTAAGACGTGGTTTAGAAGAATTTAAAATTAAAACTATTACTTGGGAAGGAATATATAAATGTTTATATGGATGTAATTTAGAAAGTAAAGACATTATACCTTTTTCGGGTTTTCCGATTGCTGAAGAATCACGAGCATGGAATGGGGGAACTGCTGAGGGAAGAATCCGTAATTGGGCAGGGGGTCCCGAATTAGAGAAAATAGATTGGTTAAAATATCGTAAAGGGTTTACGTGGTTTGATTCTCGAGATGAGAAAAATCTACGTTCGTATAAATTGTTGCATCATGACATTGAGAATGAAGAGTTAGTAACTGTTTGGACTGGGATACGAACCGCAATGGCTATTTTATTAGGAGCAAGGGGAGGGATTGATATTCCCGAAAGTGATCGTAAAGGAATCTATAACCATCTATTACGACATTATGAACAATTCGAAAAAGAGGTTCCTGAATTTAAATATGTTGAAGATCAAGTTCTAAAAAAATTAGAAGGAGAGATAAAAGGAGATGCTTATGAAAAAGCAGTATCAGAAGTTAAAGGACAAATTACAGCTTTACGGAATGAAGTTAAAAGCATTTTTAGTAAAAAAGAAAACGAGCAAGAAAAAAAGAATATCTTTGAAATGCAAAAATTAAGAAAAGCATTAAAGATTATATCAATAGCTTTAACGAAAGGGGGTGAAAAAAAAGATGGACAAAGATAAAATTAAAGCACTTCTTAAAGAACTTGAAGATGAAGGTTCAAAAGAAGGTGATGAATCAAAGGAAGGAACTGATGAAAAATCCTTATCAATTGATGCACTTAAATTAGCCGAAAAAATCGGAGATAAAATTGTATCAACAATTGAAGAAAAAACCCAACGAAAAGATGATGGTACTTTAACCAAACTTTTCACGCCCAAGGGTGGATTAGAAGCAGTAAAATATCCTTCTAATGATGAATTGGCAAATTTGAGTAAAGAAGATAAAATTCTTGTTTGGTTTAAGGCCATGATAAATAAAGATCGTGACAACCGAGCGGATTTTGTCTTTAAAGCGTTAATTGAAGGTACTGATGCTCAAGGGGGATACTTAGTTCCTGAAGAGTTTAGGGCAGAAGTTTTCCGCATTCTTCCAGATATGGCGGTAATGCGTAAACTTGCTAGAGTAATTCCTATGACTACAGATACCCTTAACCTTAATACTTTGTCTGCTCGGCCGTATGCTTATTGGACGAGTGAATATGCGTCAAAGTCTACAACTTCAGCAGAATTTGGTCGCGTGACCTTACAACCCAATGATCTAGTGTGTTTGCTTCCTGTGACTCATCAACTTATTGCTGATGCCAATATTGATGTGATCCGATTTGTAGTCGAATTGTTTGCGGAGGCAATCGCGGCCGCTGAGGATGATGCTTTCTTCACTGGTTCGGGTTCGGGTCAACCTCAGGGTATTGCTTCTTGTAGTAGTACCGGTTCTATAGCCTCTGGGGGATTACTGAATTTTGACGACATTATTTCTGCGATCTATTCTAGGAAACAAAGGATTCGTCAAGCTCCTAGTGCGGCTTTTGTAGGTAACCGAAGAGTAATTGAAATTCTACGTAAGGTTAAAGATAGTAATGGAAGATATATCTGGACACCGGGTGCTTCTTCAGATGTTGCTAACAGAGGTCCCGAAATGGTATATGGTTATCCGATTCATGAGAACAATGATCTTTCTGAGCATGTTCTTTGGTTTGGAGATTGGAAATATTACCTCATTGGAGACCGACAGTCTCTTGCGGTTGAAACTACCCGTGAAGGTGGAGACGCATGGAGAAGGAATGCAACCGAGGTCAAGGCAGTAGAGAGAATTGACGGAAAATGTGTGTTAGGTAGTGCTTTTGTGCAAATTACAGGAATTTAGTTGTAATCTTGCGACAGGGGATAACTCAATCCCCTGTAATGAGGAGGCAACTATGATTAAAGTTCAATTTTTTAAAAATGGTGAAATAATTGAAGTTACCCGTAATGAAGCACATGGATTAATCGAAAAAGGATTAGCTAAAATTTATGTTGAATATGAACAAAAAGTGATAAGACCTTCTAGAGGAAGACGAAAAGGGTATTCAGTTAAAAAATTATAAATATGTCAGTCAATAATTATGTACTTACAACTCGACAACGTTTGATGAATTTTCTAGGAATTACTACAGTTACTACAACTGAGGGTAATGTTTTAGATCGAATTATTAATAGTGTAACTGATTATATCGAACATTATTGTCAGCGTCGGTTTAAACAAACGACTTATACTAATGAAGAATATGATGGGACTGGAAGTAAACAGTTGTTGCTTAAAAATTATCCAGTGAGTACAACAGCAACATTTACTTTAGGAGAAAGACAAACTTCTCTGCATAGTGATGATTGGGATAATGTTGATAGCTCATTATATTTTGTTCAATATAACGAGGGAATTGTAGAATTACCGCGGGGAAAAGATTGGCGAGCATTAACTTCAACCGGTGAAAGTGAATTTAATGCTTTAATAAGGGGTTGGCGCGTAACATATACTGCAGGATATAATTATGATAATACGGTTACTTTTTTATCGGATGTTGGTCTTAGTGATTTAGAATATATAGCATGGCGATTGTGTGCAATAGGTTGGAATAGGAGGAAGGGTGATCCCGGAGTAGAATCAGAACGGATAGGTGATTATTCTGTTAGTTATGCTAAAGAAGTTTTTGAAAACTCCGAAGTGAAAGCTATTTTAGATAAATATGCTCGAATGGATGTGGTTTAGACCATGGGAATCAAAAGATTTTTCAACCAAAACGTCACGGTTAGAAGACTCAAAACCGTCAGTGGATACAAAAAAGCGTTTCGAGCAACAGCGACTGTGGATAGTCATATTCAAGAGCTTGATGGTGAAGCTCGGCAAGTTTTGGGAATACTGGAAGGTCGAGCATGGGAAGCATGGTTTGACGTGGCGGCAGATATACAGGAAGGCGATAAAATCACAGATTCAAAAGGGATAATTTATAAAGTAAGAGAAGTCACTCAAAAAGATTATGGTATTAATCAACATCTACAAGTAATTCTAGAAGAATATAATGAGTGATCTAAAAGGAATCCAATTTAATTTGAGTATTACGCCACCGTTTGAAAAAGTGGCTAATTTATTTCGTACCTTTTCGATTGGAGAAAGTGTTCAAAAGGGATTGGCAAAAATTATTTATTGGATTGAACGATATGCCAAACAGTTGACTCCAGTAGATACAGGAAGGTTGAGAGCTTCACTTGGTGGAGGAGCTTTTAAGGGTGGTAAATATGAAATAGGGACTGGCATTTCGATTAAGGAATTTAAGGCGAGTATCGGTTCCAACGTTAAATATGCCAAATATGTTCACGGAATGCCTTTTTATCCAATCCAAAGAATGAGATCAAGACCTTTTCTAACTACAGGAGTCGAATTGGCTATGCGTAAATTAGGCGGTGAACCAATCTTATCTAATTTAGGAAAGTCTTTTCGACAGAAATTTAAACAATTATGAGCTTTACAACTTTAAGACCACAAATTAAAACTTTGCTGGAAACAATAACGGCGATTCAAGAAATTAGTTTAATTCCTAAAGCTAAATTTAGCGGATACCCAGCGGCTACTGTAACCCCGTCCGAAAATTCGGCTGACTATGAAACAACAACCGAAAATATACGAGTATATGCTTTTATTGTACGACTCTTTTACGAAACTAAGGATAGTGGAATTGGGGAGGCGATTATAGCTTTAGAAGCAGTTGTAGATTCGGTTTTAGATAAGTTTGATCAGGAAGATTATAAGGGATCAACAACAAGAGTAATTGGAATAGGATTACCAAGTGGATATACATTTTTAAATCTTTTTGCGCACCCTTCTAACTGGGGAGAATTACCAGAAGAAGCCTTAGTAATGGCAGAAATTACGGTAAGAATTAGAATTAGTAGAGATATTACATAGAAGATAATTATACCTTAAAGGAGGTGTAAAAAAATGAGTAAATATGTTGGACGTTTAGTTAAATTAGGAATTGCTAGAGAAACAAATCGTGGGGTGGGAGTTGCTCCTTCATTTTGGATTCCCTTTGAAACTTTTAATCACGACGATAAAGTGGTTAAAGCTCGATCAACAGGTGCTTTAGGTAATTTAGCTGATAGTGAAGCGGCTTTGGTGACAACAAGATATGCAGAAGGGGAAGTAACGGGAGAAATTAGGGATCAAAGCTTTGGATATTTTTTGTATTCACTATTAGGAACTTGTAGTTCGGGGACTATAGTTGATAGTTCATATACCCATAGTTTTACTCTCGAACAGACCTGTCAACATGATAGTTTGTCTTTAGTGGTTAAAGACTCAAATTCTACTGAAATGTATCGATTAGCAATGGTTGATGAATTAGAAATAACCTCAGCATTAGATCAAATTGTCAAATATCGTGCGAGTTTCAAAAGCAAGCGGGCAATTACGGCAATACAAGATGGAAGTATTACGGCCGAGAATAAATTCACCAAGAAACATGTAGGAATTAAAGTTGCGGCGAATATTGCTGGTCTTGCGGCGGCAACAGTATTAAGCATTAAAAACTTAGTATTAACAATAAAATCAAATGTGAAGATGGATGATGTTTTGGGGACAGCAGAACCTGAAGACTTCTTGAATCAACAGTTTTCGATAGAAGGGGAATTAACTTTGAATTATGAAGATGAAACTTGGAAGACTTACATGACTGATGGAACCTATAAAGCACTACAGATTGCTTTAATTAATACTGATGTTCTAATCGGATCTTCTACTCGACCATCACTAACATTACAATTTCCTCGGGTAGATTTCTATAATTGGTCACCAAATTATGCTTTAGATGATATCGTTAGTCAAACAATCTCCTTTAAAGCAAATCGTGATATTAGTAATAGTCAGGAGATAATTCATTTATGTCAATTAGTGAATACCAAGGCTACTTATTAATTATTAAAGGAGGTTAAATGAGTAAATTTAAATTAGAAACTCGTCGGTATAACTTGAAAGAATTAGGAGAAGAATGGAAGGAATGTTATCTTGATTTTGAACCAATATCTTATGCGGAAGCTCAAGAGTTTTTAGATTTACCGATAGATTCTAAAGAAACTTCAGCAGTCAAAGAATCTTCGGGACGAGTATTTAAAGTGCTCGAAAAAAAGTTTATTCAAGGAATGGGAATTGATAAAGACAATAAAAAGATGGAAATTAGAAAAGAAGAGTTAAAAGAACTTCCCGTAGAAGTTATTGTGGGGGTAATCAATTTTTTGTTGGTAAAAAAACCAAGCCCGAATATCTAAAACGTATTGAACTTGCTCTAAGAGGTCAGGAAAAAATGACATCTGAAATAATCGAGTTTGAATACCGTCGGATGTTCGGGCTTTCGCATAAAGAAATGATGGCAGAACCTTTTGATGTTTTTATTTTAAATAGTTTTATCATGAATAAAAAATTACAGATAGAAAATGAAGAGTATAAAAAACAGTTAAGGAAGCAAAATGGCTGAAAATATTCAAATAGTTATTGATGCTCGTGATCGTGCTTCGGGAGTATTCCGAAATGTGGGTAGTGCCGCTAATTCATCAGCCGCTCAAATTACAAATTCTACAGGTAATATTACTAAAGGAGTATTAGGCGCTCAGATTGCTTTTAGGGCCCTAGAATTTGCAGTAGGTATAGTGCGTAAAGGAATCGGATTTTTTGCGGAATCATTACAGATGGGGGCAAGATTTGCACAAACGGAAATCGCTCTAAAAACAATGGCTGAAAATATGGGGGTAACAACAGAACAAATTGATGAAATGAGAGAGGCATTAGCTGAAGCTAATACTTATGGGATGGACGCCACAGAAACAATACTGACTTTTATTCAAACGGGATTACAAGGAAATGTTGATTTAAATAAATTTGTTCTAACGGCTAAAGAATTTGCGGCGGCAGTAGGAGTTTCATCCAAAGAAGCAATCCAAGATTTTACAAAAGCTATTGGTACGCTACGACCAGAATTACTAGAAAAATATAGGATTCAATTAAGCCTCAATAATTTATATAGTGAATACGCTAAAAAGATTGGAAAAACAGTTACCGAACTAACTTCTCAAGAAAAACGAGAGCTTTTAATACAAGAAATATATCGGCAGGGTATTGCTGTACAAGGAGTTTATGCAGAAACTTATAAAACTTCTGGGAAAAATTTATTGTCACTTCGTGATGCAATGACTAATATAAAAGAATATATTGGTAAGGCTTTTGAGCCGGCTCTTGCGATTGTTACTAATATACTAGTTAAATTATCCAAAAAAGTAATTGATTTTTTTGTGGATAATAAAGAAGAAATTGCTAAATTTTCTGATAAGGTAGCCAAAGTAGTAGATGATATTATTAATACTATGAAAGAATGGATTGTTAAGGCTATTAATTTATACAATAAACATAAAGACGAAATCATTAATGTAATTGAAACAATTAGAAAGAAATACAATGAATTAAAACCAACCATTGATGATATTGTTAATGCTGTAAAAAATTTGGTTAAAGAATGGGGAGATTTTATCCAGATTTTTGTAGATTTTAAAAACAAATATCCAGCAACAGCAAAAGCTTTTGGAGATTTATTGAAATTAATTGGAGTAGTAGCGGGGGCTGGTTTGAATGGCGCTTTACAGCAATTGAATGCACATTTAACTTTTCTAAGATTAGCTTTAGACTTAGTCGGTAA